TGTTGGTAACGAATAAAGTGCGTAGAAGATCGCGGACTGCCATGGAAGGCTCCTTATGAAAAAGAATGGGAAAGAGAGGCTGGAAGCCAGAGGCTGAGAAGAATTTTTCTTCCCTAACCTCCAGCCTCTAGCCTAGCGCTTATGATGCCGAAAAGCTGAGCAGCTTGATCGCTTCGAAATTGACGACATCGCCGCCGGTGCGCTTGGTGCAGCGGAACTTGATGAAAGGCGCGCCGGTATAAGGATCGCGCAAGATGCGCATGCCGATACGATCGACAATTGTATAGCCTTCTTTGAAACTGCCGAAAGCAAGCGAGAAGCTGCCTGGCGCGACCGTCGGCATATCTTCGCCAAGCACCACAGGGAAGCCCAGCAACGTCGCGGGGCTGCCTTGCTGCAGGCCCGGCTGCCAGATGTAAGCCTGCGTCGTGTTTTCCTTGAACTTGCGGATCATATCGGCGACCGCGCGCGGCATAATCCACACGGCGTCCGGATGATAGCCGACACGCAATGAATGCATCAGGTCGAACAAGCAATCCGCCGGATTGGTCGAAGCGAAAGCGCCGCTGGCCCCCGTCGGCACATATTGCAAGATGCCCCAGGGACGCGAATTATCGACAACCGCCTGCGCCGCATAGGTGGTAAAGCCGCGCGGCATGCCGATGCCGTCACCGACGACAAAAGCGTTATTTTCAGCGCGCGAGAATTTGGCCGAGACTTTATTGATGAGCCATTCTTCGACATTGATAAAGGCGTCATCCAACAGCTTCTGCGTCGCCTGCGGCTGGGCATAGAGCTCATGCACGGGGATACGGATACGGCCCAGCAAGCCTTCCGCCGTCGGCGCAGGCACGCCAAGCTCAGAGATCCACAGCGCAACAGGCTCATTCGTGTCGCGCAACATTTCAACCGCTTCGGTCGAGATGCTCATCACCGTCGAAATCTGGCGCATCGGCGTGGTGTCAAACTGGCGCGTGACAATGCGATCGGCGAGTTCCACCGGCACCATATAGCCGCCTTCGGTATTGTTGATGACTTCCAATTGCTTGGTTTGGAAAGCATCCAGGCCATTATCATATCCTTTAGTAATATATTTCAAGAAAGCCTGCTTATGCGCGCTATCGGTCTCGCCCGACGCAAAAGACATGCCCGATTTGGTCGGGCGGCGTATCGAGGTTTTGAGGCTGGTAATATCGTCTTGCAGCCGGTTGATGGATTTATCCATACGCCCTAGCTTGTCGTCATGCAGAATGTCGGCTGTGCCGCGCCGTTCGATCTCGGACAAACGCTGGTCGTTGACGCTTTTATATTCTTCAAATGCCCGCGCCAGCGTGTCCGTGGCCGAGCGTACTTCGCTCATATCAATCATTGTTTATTTCTCCATTGTTGGTTGTTGGGATTAGTGTTTAGGGGTTAGAGAAGATCAGGATTCCGTCAAAGCCCGCGCCGCTTGGCGGAGACGTTCGGCAGCCTGGGATAGAGTCACGGCATCAGAATTCTTTCTTCCCTGACCACCGATCTCTGACCCCCGATCTCTTTTCTTCACCTCGCTCACCCGCGCCGCTTCGTTCGCCGGAAAAGTGACGAGCGAAATTTCAAACAGATCGACGTCGGTGAGAATGCGCGCCTTGCGTTTGGCATCGATCTGGCTGGAAACGACGCGATAACCTATCGACAGGCCGGTCAGGGCGCCGAGCTTGAGCAGCTCATAAGCCTCGGCGCCTTTTTGCGTGCGCAGCGCGAGGCGCCCTTCGACCATCAGGCCGTTGGCATCCTCGCGGATATTTTGCCAGATGCCGATCGGCTGCGTCGGATCATGCATCCACAACAGCGCCGGCGTGCGATCCTGCCGCCGCCATTTGGACAATGTGCGCCCGAAAGCGCCCGCCGCCACGATTTCGTTCTGCTGATCGAGCTCGCCGAAAACGCTGGCATAGCCCGTAAAAATCCCGTCGCCGCCAAGGGCTTTGACCCTCAGCGCGCAGGACATATGTTTGATGTCCATGTTGGCCTTTTTGGTTGTCGGAAAAAAATAAAAGGCCGTAAGCGGCTTACGCCGTCCGGCCTTGTTCAGAAAAGCGAGATACGGTTTTTCTTATCGTGTCGTTCGATTTCTATAAAATGCGGCGACTACCATTGAGTGATTCACTATTGCTGTCAATCGCGGGAGATCCGCCGGTGCTTGTTGGCCGATAGCCAATAAAAGTACCATCGGACATAGCAAATTGGCGTTTTGGATTTTGTTCCATTGGGCTTGTTGTTTTTCGGTCAGGGCGCTGATGCCGTCGGGGTCGAAATCTAATTCCGGCCTATCGGGATACATCGGGCAGAGCCAATGATCGACGCCAGCGACGACGCGGGTCGCCGTTGTTCCATCAGGATTGCGGTCGCCCTCAGCAAGAAAATCTGAGAGCATGGAATTGTATATGTTTTCTATAATTCGCCTGCGTCAAGAAATTTTAGTTTCCTGGCTGCGCCCCATTAGAGGATCGGCAATGTGCTGGGAAACAGGTAGCCGTTTCTGAATATCTTCCCCTGAGAGTTCAAAAAACTTCGCCTATAGCAAAGCAATGACGGCGGTTATTTTGTCTCTTCTGCTGTAATTTAAATTGTTCTATTCGGCTTGTGGCGCGTCTTCGTCATAATCCCCCCCCGATGTTTCGACAAATTCTTTAGCAGTTACATGAGCTGAATTAAGCTTTCGTCCCGGATACCAATCATTAATCAACGGCGTCGGTCCTGGCTGCGTTGGCAACCACGGCCCAATGCCTGTCACACTATAGCCGTTCGCATTTAGCCAGTAGATAATGTGAAGCGCATTTTCACGCGGCCATACCCACTCAATTTGTAAACATCCCTTAGAAGCCCGGGCGGCAATAGGAAGCACCGTTCTTCTCGTAACATTTAGCCTCCTCGAGTAAAAATGATCGCCCCTAATCACTAATCAACGTTATGCCTATATTTCCCAATTGTTGAACCGGATTCCAGTTTAGGGGCTGTCTTTTTCCCTTGCCGCGCCACGGCATGCCCGCAGCTACCCATTGCTGGCGCCACTGATCATGAGTAATGTGTTGAGAATCATCATCATATCCGAACTGATAGTTACACGAAGTGCATATTTCATATGAAGGATTTTTTAGTTCATTGTAAGCAGGCTCTGATAATTCTTGATAACCGCACACGGGGCAGGTGTTCTTCATAGTATTTCTCCATATGTTAAGCGCAAGTGTGTCATTCATCAATATCTGTAGGAAGATAAACGTCCCCTGGCTTGCCAATTCTATTTATTCCAAAACCGCCGCCACCGCCACCGCTTCCTTCGCCAGGACTTTGCATCGGATTAATAACTTGGCCACCACGCCCTACTTGCGTATCAACCAGATCATTGTAGTAACTGGCTCCATCGGGTGGTTTGTAGAATGTCGCCGTTGTTCCATCAGGATTATATACGCCAAAAGTATTGGAATCTGGCTCGTAGACAGCCGTTTTCCTTTCCTTAGGATAGGAAACAGCGGGTAGATTCTCCTCTAAATACTGCTGATAAAATTGGTTAGCCTGATCTGCATAATCTTGTGGTGAGGTTGCGTCAAAATCTTGGGCATGTTTATCAAAATGCGGCTGTAGTGTATCTGGGTTTCCCCATGATACCGGAGCAGCATTATCATCTGGCGGCACCTCTGCTGCCTCTGCAGAGCTGACGCCGAGTGCTCTTTGCAGGGTATTACCTATAGCGTCGCCTATGCCCCCACTTCCTCCACTGTCAGTTGATACCGAACTGCCACTATCATCACTACCATCTCCGTCATCACCACTACCCGGTCCAAACGTAAAGCGCCCCAACTCATCATGATACGGGTTGAACTTCGCAGCAGGTGAATCTTCGTCGCTGGTGTCGCCGCCTTCGTCATCATCTCCGTCGCCGCCGGGGACGGGGCCATAGCCCGCCGCTTGGCGTCTTTCGTTGCGGGTGAGAAAATTGGCGTTTTGGATTTTGTTCCATTGGGCTTGTTGTTTTTCGGTCAGGGCGCTGATGCCGTCGGGGTCGAAATCCAATTCTGGCCTATCGGGATACATCGGGCAGAGCCAATGATCGACGCCGGCGATGACGCGGGTCAATTGCGGTAGGATCGTCTCTTCATAAAAAGCCAAACGCGCTTGTTCGACATTGGCGTAGGTCTGCGCGTCGGGCAGGCCGATCAGTTGGCTCGGCACACCGAAAGCCAGGGCGATATCGCGCGCGGCATTGTTGCGGCCTGACAGCCAATCCATATCTTTGGGGCTGAGGCTCATCTCGCGCCAATCAAGGCCGCCTTCTAAAATCAGCGGGCGTCCGGCGTTGCGGTCGCCTTGATAGAGCTGCCCCATTTCTTCGCGTAATCTTTGTATCTGGTCGTCGGACAGGGTCGCAGGCCCGCCGTCTTTCGGCGAATAGACCAAAGCGCCCGAAGGCCGCGCGCCTTGATTGAGCAAGGCCTGATTCCACGCGCCGGAGGCGTTATGTTGATCGATTGATTGCAAAGCCGCTTCCATCGGCGCGAGGCCGTACCAATCATCAAGCGGATGAAATTGCTTGAGATGCAAAATGGGCGAGTCTCCGTTGATCGGATCTGCCGACCAGTTGGTGACCTGGCCGTTGACCGTATATTGATAGCCCTGAGGCAAGCCCGCCGCGCCGGGGATGACCTTCATCCGGTCGGGGCGCAGGCTGTAAAGCTCGATCGGCGTTTCGTCGTCATCGGGACGAATCGCTTCAATGTACGCGTTGCCATAAATT